TAACGAATTAGGAAAGCCAGGAGATTATGCTATTGATACAGAAAATAAAAATATTTATGGACCTAAAACAAGTACCGGTTGGCCGGCACCTGTAAATTTTTAATGTTAATATTTATAAGAAAAGAAGAACAATCATGGAACAAAAAAAGTTTATCCAAGTTTTAAAAAAAATAGTAAAAGAAACTGTTAGAGATGTAATAAAAGAAGAACTAACAGAAATTTTACATGAAGGGTTACAAAGTACAATTAATGAAATAAAAGGAAAACAAACTGCAGTAACTAAGCCTAGTACTGTTGTTAAGCCGAAGAAAATACATAATAAATTTAAAGAAAATAAATTTTCAGACATATTAAATGAAACAGGAGCATTAAGAGAGCAAACTAATTATGCTGATATAATGAATGAAGATATTCATATGACATCAGCAAATGCTAAGAATTTTGGAATGCAAAGAAATATGATGAATGCTAGTACTAGTACAATTAGTGATCCTGAAACCGGTCAATCAATAGCAGTAGAAGATCCAGCAATTGCAAAGGCAATGAATCGTGATTATAGTGCATTAATGAAAGCAATTGATAAAAAGAAAAATAGATAATGGCATATAAGATTACACAAGTAGATATTCAAACGGCGAGGGAAACCGAATGGGGTAAACTAACTCCGGAGGACCGATTAAACCTACGTCCTAATGTAGCTATAGGTGTACAATTTCCATTTACTGGAAAAGGGGTATTTAATAAGTCATTTACAACTTTAGAACAAGCAAAGACTAATTTTATGTCTTTGATATTAACTACTAAAGGAGACCGTTATATGGAGCCTGATTTTGGTACTGATTTAGCTAAGGCAATTTTTGAACCAAATAATCCAGGTATTAAAAAATTTATAGTAGAAACTATTACAGAAGCAACTAATTATTGGTTGCCATACTTATCAATTACTAAATTTGATATAGTTACTAATGAAGACGATCCAAATTTAAATCATAAGATAAAAATATCATTAGGGTTTACAGTTACTGGAAATGAGTCTGAACAAGAAATAACAATATTTGCTGGAGATGAAGGAATAAAAACTGAAGCTGTTAAAAACTTTGCTAGCAATACTAGCTTTATTCCAACCTAGATAAAAGATGATTAAAGGAAAATTATGGATGTAAAAAAAGATGTATCATATTTAGGAAAAGACTTCGGACAGTTTAGAAGAAATTTAATAGATTTTACTAAACAATATTTTCCTAATGATTTTAATGATTTTAATGAATCATCTCCTGGAATGATGTTTATGGAAATGGCAGCATATGTTGGTGATGTATTAAGTTATTATGCTGACAATAATTTAAAAGAGTCATTATTAGAACAAGCTTCAGAGCGTAAAAATGTATATGATTTAGCTAAATCATTAGGATACAAAGCAAAAAATTCTATTCCTTCATATTGTAATGTAGATGTATTTCAATTAATACCAGCAAAAAGTTCTAATGGAACAATTGTTCCAGATTATACTTATGCCTTAACAATAAAACCTGGAATGCAATTAAAACAAAAAGGAGGTCCTGCAGAATTTAGAACTTTAGAATCTGTTGATTTTTCATTTAGTTCTTCTTTAAGTCCAACAACTGTTACAGTATATGAAGCTGATGAAACAACTAAAGAGCCAATATATTTTCTATTAAAGAAGAAAGCAAAAGTAGTATCTGGTAAAGTTGAAACAGCTGATTTTATTTTTACTTCTCCTAAACAATATGATAAAATAGTTTTACCTGGCACAAATGTGATTGACATATTACAATGTGTAGAGTCAGACGGAGATATATGGTATCAAGTAGACTATTTAGCTCAAGATACATTATTTCAAGAAGTTCCAAATTTATTAGAAAATGACCCGGAGTTGTCTTCTTATAGATCTTCTAGTCCTAGTTTATTAAAATTAAAGAAAACATCTAAACGTTTTATAACTAGACTAAGAAGTGATAATACATTAGAATTACAATTTGGAGCAGGAATTTCTGATAATAATGACGAAGAAATTATTCCTAATCCAGATAACGTAGGAAATGGCTTAGCTGCATTTAGAAAACCAATTGACGTAGATATCGATCCATCAAATTTTTTATATACTAGAGCATATGGACAAGCTCCTTCGAATACAACACTAACTGTAACTTTTACTACAGGCGGAGGCACTGCTGATAATGTTCCAGCTGGTGTTATTACAAAAATAAGTAATATTCAATTTGAAGACGATCCTAATGCAGTTCTATCTGGCGCGCTTTTAAACTTTGTTAAATCGAGTGTAACTGTTAACAATGAACAACCAGCGCGTGGAGGAAAATCGCAAGATTCAGTACAAGATATAAAAAATAATGCCATGGCTAACTTTGCAACTCAAAATAGATTAGTAACTAGAGATGATTATATTATACGTTGTTATTCAATGCCTTCAAAATTTGGATCAGTTTCTAAAGCATATATGGTTCCGGATGATCAATTATCGCAAGGACAAATGGAAGACACAAGAATTCCAAATCCATTAGCTATGAATTTATATGTTTTAGGATTAGATCAAGATTCAAAATTAACAAAATTAAATCCTGCTATCAAATCAAATTTAAAGAATTATCTAGGTTTTTATAGAATGTTAACTGATGCAGTAAATATATTAGATGCATTTGTAGTTAATATTGGTGTTGAATTTGAAATAACGGTTGGAACTAACTTTAATAGTAATGAAGTATTATTAAAATGTATAAATAAATTACAAGAGTATTTTATAATTGATAAATGGCAAATTAATCAACCTATAGTAATGTCTGAAATTATGAATATATTAGGCAGGGTAAATGGAGTAAATAGTATAATAGATGTAACATTTATTAATAAATTTGATACAGCTAATAATTATTCCGGAAATGTATATGATTTAACTGCTGCTTCTAGACAAGGCGTTATATATCCTCCTTTAGATCCTAGTATATTTGAAGTTAAGTTTCCAAATAAAGATATTAAAGGAAGAGTAGTAAATTTTTAATAAAAAGAATATAATATTATGTTTAAAATAATGTACCCATCTCAAGACGCTACTTTATATCAATCAGATCCAAAAGTAAATACTGGATTGGATGAAATATTACAAATTGGAAAACAATTATCAAATAGTGGAACAGGCGGTGTTTTTGGTTTATCTAGATCATTAATTAAATTTGATACAACAGAAATTTCAGAATCATTATCTAGATATAATAAATCAGTAAATGATTGCAAATTTATATTAAAATTATATACAACTCATGCACAAGAATTACCAGTTGATTATACAATTGATGTTAATGTAGTTGCTCAAAATTGGACTAACGGTACTGGATTTATAAATTATCAGTTTCCAATTGATAACGGATGCTCATGGAGTCGACCAGCATCTGGATCTACTGTATTTTGGAGTTCTAGTGCAGCTGATATTAATTTTCCTATAGGAAGTAATTTTCATATAAATGGTTCTGGATCTGACCCAGGACAAGGAGGATCATGGTTATATGAGAAATCTCCATCTTCGCCAACTCAAGGAGGTACACATTTTACAGAATCATTTAGTAATAGACCATCAGATTTAACTATTGATGTTTCAGACGCTGTAAAATTATGGATATCTGGTAGTAATGGATATATTGCACCAAATCACGGATTCATAATAAAATTTTCAGACGAAGACGAATCTAGCGAATCTGTTACAGGAGCTATTAGATTTTTTAGTAGAGAAAGTCATACAATATATGTTCCTAAATTATTAATGATGTTTGATAATTCTAGTTTTGAAACAGGAAGTATGTCTCAAATTGATCTAGATTCATATGCAATTCATACTACTTTAAAGAAATCATATAAAGATGATGAAATATCAAAAATAAGAATATATGGTAGAAATAAATATCCGCAGAAATCCGCCACTAATTTATTTCCGGTAAAAACTGTAAATTATTTGCCTAGTAGTTCATTATACTCAATATTAGATGCCGCTACTGATGAAATAATTATACCTTATGACAATGAGTATACAAAAGTTAGTTGTGATGAAAAAAGTAATTTTATAAGTTTAGATATGTCTGGTTTGATGCCTGAGCGTTATTATCGTATAGAATTCAAAGTTAAAGAAGGAATTTTTGAAGAATATATATCAGACAAATTTTTCTTCAAAGTTACTAGATGATTTAATCTCCAATATTTTTGTAGTATAATATTTATACATATATGAATAATTCTACTAATCAATATAGCGTACGAAGAACAACAGAAGATGATTATGATATGCTCCTAGAATGGTGGGATCAATGGGGGTTTGATAAAGGTGGGCCTCCTAAAGATTTTTTGCCTAATAATGGCAAAGATGGCGTAATGGTAGAAGTAAATGGAAAACCTAGCGCTTGTTTATTTTTTTATGTAACCAATTCTTCAATTATTCAATTAGCTTGGCCTCTTAGTAGCAAAGAATGTAGAAAAGAAGTTAGAAAAGAAGCAATGAATTTATTAATTGAATCAGCAGAACAGATTTGTAAGAATCAAGGAGCTAATTGGATATTTTGGTGGGGAAACAATCAAAGTTTTACAAAACGACTAATTGATTATGGATTTCATAAAGCAGAAAGTGGTTTCAATGCAATACAGAAACGGATATAGCTATTATGGGTAATAAAAAAAGAAAAGCTAGAAAAGAAGCTAATATAGCTGCAGCTAAAAAGGCCGCTGCTGTTTCCATAGAACAAGCTAAAAAAACAGCAAGAATTGCAGCTGATATAGATGCTAAAAATAAAAGATTATCTGGATTTGACAAAACTGTTGATAGTTTCGATAAAACATTTACTGACGTTAGACTTGCATATAATCCTCCGGCTAAAGCTAAAAAGGTAAGAGAAGAAAAAGAACCAGAATTATTACCGCAAAGACCTATTGTAGATCCAGGACCTGCTCCGACACAAGAACAAATGAAATTATATAGAGATTATGATTCAAAAGGAATGTTTTTTAAAACTAATTTAGAATCAGTTACAGCTCGTGATAATAACGGTAATGCAATAATTAAAATTGGCGAAGAAATTGTAGACTCAATATCTGTTAATGGAGAAAAACCAGTTATAGTAGACACAATTAAAGCTCCTAAATCAGGACATGTATCTATACCATTAAATGTTAATAGGAAAGAATAAGTTTGATTACAAATAACAAAAATATAATTATAGAACAAATGCAAAAAAACTATACGAATAAATCTGTAGTTAAAAATATTGATACTGCATTTAGTTATTATAAGTTTCCTCCATCAACTACTGTTAATGAATTTGAATTCGAAGACTTTGATTTAGACTTCGATATAGATCAAGCAGGATTTGATCCAGTATCTGGAATGCATCGTGTACCAGAGAGACAAGCAGCTATGGTACCCGGTGACGAAGATAGAATTAAAACTAGTCAATGGGAATATTTGAGAAGAATTCCTAATATATATGCAGATGTAGAAGGAGAACCGGTTTGGAATGGCGGATCTTATTATGGATTTACTGATATACCATTTAAACAAACTATTGACGGAAATAAACTAGGAGATAATGATATAGGATTTATTATAACTCCAGATATTAAAAAATTATGCCAAGAAGGTAAAAAAACAATTAAATTTACTGTTGTATTAGATTTACAAGCAGATGCTACAGGTATTAGGCCGTTTGATATGAATAAAGATAAAGGCAAACAAAACATGTTCCCGAATGGCCAATCTACGTTTCTAAATTGTGAAGTACAACTTCGACTTGTAAGAACAATGACAACTCAACAACGAAGTATTAAAGTATTAGGACCAACAGGTTTTCCAATATATGACCAATGGAATCCTCCAGTTGCTATTATGCAATGGGATTATTATGGAGCTCAAGTTAAAGGAGATGCTGGTAAAGGAGTTATGAGAACAAAGCATGCAACTTATAGACCAAAAATGCGTTTAGAATATATAGTAGATATCGAAGAAGCTGAAAACTATGATATTTGGAAGCCCCAAGTAGCTGGACAACATAATATTTTCTTTAAACGACCAACTTCATATTGGTTGATTGAATTAATAGATGATCCAGGCGTTCAATTTGCAGATCCTAATAAGCGTAAAAAATTCTATGGAAAACAACGAACTAATCCGGAGTCTGATAGATTTTGGACAACTAAAGCGGAACGAGAGAAAAATTCAAAATATAATGAAAGTATAACTGCTAGATTAGATGCAGCTCCGGAAATTAAAGCAAGAAAAAATGAATATGCTAAGATTAAAGCTAAAAATCAAAATGTTAAAGCTGGTATTGCAAAAACTTTAAAAGCTAAACAAGCTGTATTAAATGGAGCACAGCGATTAAGATATGCATCTTTTCGTACACAAGTAAATACACAATTAATTGCTGCTTTTCCAGATGCTAGAGATTTAAAATATTTAATCTGGTCTTCGAAAAATGATATACCAACATTTTATAAAGCAGTATTAGAAGGATTTGAAGTAATAGAAAGAGTCTCTGGCGGAAGAAATGCTAAACTGAATGAATCATTAAAAGCTCAGATAGGAACACCAAAGCCAATAAAAACAAAAGGATCATATGATGTATTTGATAAACGTAAACAACCCGGAAACTTTAATGCAGGAACACCAACTATAAATTTTAAAGCATTTTATAGTGGCGCATCTAAATTCACAAAAGCAACTAATAGAGGTTCTTTTGGTACTAGAATGACATTAAATACTCCATGGGATAATGTATCAAATCTAGATAAAAGAAGTTGGGCAGAAGGACTTCGTCAATTTGCATTAACTGTTTACAATTCAGCTCCTGCTGCAGCAGCTGCTACAAATAAGGCCGGTAAATTTTGGGAGATTTATATTAATAAGAATGGAGGAAGTAATTTACTAGGAAATTTAAAAGACTTTTACTCGAAACAACCATCTGTTTTACAGCCAAAGATTCTAGCTAAATTGGAATCTGACTCTTCTATAAGAAATCAATTTTATTATATACCTGATTTTGGTGATGGTATAAATCATAGCGAATCTTCTGGAGATGGAGATTTTAATGCAACAATACAAGGAGACAAGAAAGTTCGACCTTATCAATTGGGATCATTTGCAGATTCTACATGGGGAGCTGATATCTATAAAGGTTAATAATGTTAAAACAGTATTCAAATATAGAACAAATTAATAGTGCTAAGAAAGCAATTGAAGCCAAAAGATTCTTACCAGAAGATCTAGGAGTATTTCAAAAAACTAGATATCAATATCAATCAATAGAATTAACTAATGAAAACTCTTCGAATGAATTACATGTTTATTCTGGAGGTCAATGGATAACAGGATGCCAAAAAATTGATTTAACTAATTATTCAGATCCTATATATGATAAAGATGGAAATGAAATACAATTAACATCTCCAGTATCATTTAATATTGAACAAGAATTATTAAAATTAAAATTAACTAGTGGAAATTTTAAAATAGTTGTTAACTTCTTTGAAAATATAATAGGAAGTTATAATAATCAACATTTAGCAATAGACGAAATATCTCCCGATCGTACGGAGTTACGTTTAAAAGCAATTAACGAACGAAACCCAGCATTTTTATTATCTATTAACAATTACATTAATAATGTTCAACAAACATCATTAACTAATGATCCATATAATTGTTATTTATTAAATTTTTCTAGAAATAAAACTATAAAATATGTTAACAGTGTAGTAGTTGGAAAGTATTTATTTGTTAAGTTATATAAACCTATTGATAAATCATATAAAAAGAACTTAAAATTATGGATTGTTAGAGAGAAAAAGAATCCATATGTAGATAATATTCAAATTACTGAAAAAGTTATTCCTACTAAGTTCAATATAATGCAAGGAACCAATTGGTATGCTTCTGCAGAACAAGAAACATCTAATGAAACTTCATTTAAAACATGGAATGAATTATTAGGATCTTCGTTACAAACATCACAACAAATAATTGATAATTATTTTTCAGGAAGCCTTGGCGGAATAAAAATTAATATTGATTATACAGATTTTAATAACTTTATATTTTATAGTTCAGCTACTGAAAGATTAGATAATTTTAAATATAAGTTGGAACTATTAGAGCATTATTTACAACAATCAGAGTCAATTTCACAAATATCAGGACCTGCAGCAGTTAATAATGCAATTGAAAATAAGACATTATATACTAATCTAATAAGTGGACTTGATGATTTTGAAAAGTTTTTATTTCATGAATCATCTTCTGGATTATTTAATAATGAAATACCATTAACAAATCCAACTGTAGCGGAAGTCACCGGAAGTTATATAACTCCTATACCAAAGCAAAATTCTACTAGACCTTATCAACAATATTCTGTTACTAGTAGTATATTTGAACAATGGTACAATGACCTACATGAAAAAGCAGAATTATATGATTTAAGAAATAATAATAAAATATTACAAGCTGTACCTAAATTTATGTTATTAGATGAATCTGGAGTGCAATTAAGTACATTTGTTAATATGTTAGGTCAACATTATGACGTATTATATACATATATTAATAAAATGACTTCAATTAGTTCCAGAGATGAACATCCTAAATTAGGTATGCCTAACGAGTTATTATATACTGTTGCAAAACAATTTGGATGGAAGTTAACAAATGGATCACAATCAGAAGACTTATGGAAATATACATTAGGAACAGATGAATTTGGAGTTCCTTTAACAGGATCTAATTCTGTAGGAGATGCAGCTGTACCGTTACAAGATGTTACTTTTAATATATGGAGACGAATTGTTAATAATATTCCTGGATTGCTGAAGACAAAAGGTACTAAAAGAGGTATTCAAGCATTATTAGCTTGTTATGGAATTCCGCAATCATTAATAACAATTCAAGAATATGGCGGGCCTAGAATAAAGCGTCCTCCTAGATATGAAAAATATAATTTTGATTATGCATTAGATTTAATTGCAAACCCAGCTGGTACGATTGAAGTTTCATATGATTCGTCAGTCAATTCTGGAATTGTTAAAAGTGCGCAACTACGATTTAGAACAGACAATGTATTAACAAATCCGTCAATGCCTACCACAATGAATTTATTTACAGTTGGTGGACATGATGTTACAATTACATTTGTAAGAGGTACAATTGGTACAATTGATATTAATGGAACACAATCTGATGAAATAGAATTATTTGATGGTGGATATACTACTGCATTATTAAGACAAGACGGATCAAACTTAGAAATATTAGCTAAACGATCTAAATATGGAAAAATTGTTGCAACTGTTTCAGCATCAGTAGCAGGAACATTTGCATTACCAAGTGCAACCGCTAATGCAAAAATGATAATTGGTGGTACTGGCGGTGGATCTAGGCTTCAAGGGCAAGTCCAGGAATTAAGATTATGGAGTAGTAGTTTAGCAGACGCTCCATTTACAAATCATACAAAAGCCCCAAGTGCATATGATGGAAATGAAGATGCATATGCAGAGTTAATATTTAGAACTCCATTAACACAAAAAATTAATCATGCAGAAACTGCTAGTATAGGAGGAGTACAGCCTAATCAGTTTTTAAATACAATTACAGCTGATTTTAGTGGATGGACGAATGATACTCCATATGACTCTGTAGAAGAAACATATTTCTTTGATGGAGTTTCATTAGGTGCTGGTACATTTGATGATAATAAAATTCGTATAGAATCACAAGTTACACAATCAATGTTAAATACAGAAAATCGTGTATCATTAAACGAATTTGATAGTGCTCCATTAGATTCAGAGCAATTAGGAGTATTTTATTCTCCTCAAACTATGATTAATGAAGATATTATTGCTCAATTAGGATTTACAATATTAGATGATTTAATTGGAGATCCTTCAAACATAGATCCATATGCATATCCAGATCTTGTTAATACTTCTAGAGATTACTGGAAAAAGTATACCGATCGAAATGATATGAATGCATATATTCGAATATTTTCATTATTTGATTTATCATTTTTTAAACAAGTTGAACAAATATTGCCGGCAAGAGCAGATAAAACAGTAGGTGTTTTAGTTCAACCGAATATATTAGAAAGAAGTAGAGATAAAGTATTAACTAGAGTTAGTAAAGAATCGTTGACATTTACCGGTTCGATTGATTTAGACAACGATGAAATTGAAGGAGAAACTAAACAATTAGAACCAATAGTAGATGTACTTCCTCCTATAACTAGTAGCACTTTACAATTAGAGCCAATCATTGATATAGAACATGAATTAATTTCTGGTAGTACAAGACAATTAGAACAAAGTATTGATATATCATTAACTGAATTAACTGGTAGTAGAAATGATTTTACCGGAACATTAGACGCATTTAATCCTGAAGAATATTTGTCTGGTAGTAGAAATGAATATTCGCAAACATTAGACGTATTTAATCCAGAAGGAATTGTTTCTGGAAGTACTAAGCAATTAGAATCTATTATAATACCGGAGGAGATATTTGAAGTAACTGCTTCTTCAAAAGATATTGAAGCAATACTACAAAAAGAACAAAAAATTATTGAAGCAGATAGAAGATCTTATAATAGTGTTATTGACGCAAATAGAAATCCTTTTGAAGGATCTATATATAGTCGACAGTATTTATTATTTAATAAAGAAACAGAACAATATATTACAGGATCTACTCCTTATTGGGAATCAGAAGCAATATCACCATTTATAACATCTAGTAGATTATCAGAGTTTAAACAAATAAGATATGAACTACCTAGATCTGTTTCATATGATGAAATATTCAATGATTCTAGTATTTTTCCATATACAACTATTTTTTGGCAGGAAGGTCAAAGTAGTATATCAACAGCAACTTATGCAGTAGCTTCAGCTTCAATTAATCTTGCTGATGATACTGGATCGCTTCTTCAAAATCAAAATAAAATGCCTGCTATATTTGCAGGAGGAATTTTAACTAAGCAGCAATTTAATAGATCAGATGAGTTTACGGTAACACATGAAGTTGAAACAATGGATACTCAGTTTGGTTCTAGGACTTATGTTGCTGGACTAGTTGCTGAAGACGATGGAGATGATTATGATGATTATCCGACAATGTTAAATGGATTTGGTGGAAGAATGAAATATGGTTTCATGAAGTATACAAATAAGATAAGGGTATTAGCTTACGAAACTAATGGGGGTTTAATTCCATCTGGTTATGTCGATATGTTTACAGTAGAAACTAGTTCAGCTGGTGCATTAAGTAATGGAGGCGATGTAGTAACAGCTATATTTAAAGTGAAGCCAAATGGCGGAGCTAGTGTACAATTTCTTAAAAATGGAGTCGTACCAATAGGTACTGGTGTAACTTCATCATATGATTGGGGGACTCAAGGAACTGAAACAAAATTAGGCTATCAAGTAACTAATGCAGGTCAAGAATCATCGAATCCAGCTGATTGGAATACTGGTAACTTAGTATATGGAATGAAAGAAAGATATTTTAGTGTTTCTGACAAAGTAGCTAAAGATTTTAAAATATTAAAAACTCCTAACATAGAAGAGCAACCTAGAGCTGATGGCATGGGTTTTAGAAATTCAGATCCAACTCCAAATAATCAATGGGATGCTGCAATAATGGGAGAACAAGTATTTGAAAGAGGAGACACTCCTATTTTAAATGTACGAGTAAAGGTTGCTAATATTTCTGGTACGGATGCACCTAGGCCAATATTGGGATGGTATCCAAGTAATACAGTTAATAATAATGGTTTTATAACTAGTACTACTTATTCAACAAACGAATATGCTGTATATATTTCGACTGATGATGTATTTCTTTATCATAAAGGATCTAGTATATATAGTGGTGGAGCAGTACCAGGAGCTGCTGCTTTAAATGTATTAGCTATAAAAGATATTTTAGATATACAAATACAAGTTACATCAGTTGGTGCTTATTTTTGTGTTAAACGAACACCAGAAATTGGAACTACGACTACTATAATAAATTATAATTATATTGATCCTACAGGGCCATTAGAAAATGAATTGAGATTTGGCTCACATTTTTGGAGAAAAGGAAAACTTGCTCATATATTTGAATCAATTAATATTACTACTGGAAAATCATTAAAAGGATTTGAATATAGACCTGCAGAATATCAAGATTATTCACCGCGCGGAATAGCAAATAGTAGATTTGAAGGAACAAAGATATCTAGTCCAGATTTTAATATAAATTCAAAAGACACGCCGGATGGGAAACCAGTTGTGGAAATAACTGAAACAGATGGAACAAAAGTAATAGTAACAAAATCACCAGGAACAGAAGGTAATTTTGAAGTTAGATAATAATTAATGAATTTTTTTATGAACGTAATATTTATATAAAAAGAAAAACATAAAGGGAATATACAATGGGATATTT